TCGGCCACCGCCAGGGCCTCCGCCTGCACCGAAGCCGCGTCCGGCGCCGTGGGCGCGTCGGTGGCGGGGGTGTCGGCGTCTGCGTCGCTGCCCGGCGGGTCCATATTGAGGGCGCGGAAGCCGTCGTCGGTGATCCGGAGCGCAATGCTGCAGCGCAGGTCCGCGTCGCTCTCGTCCGTCCGCCAGGCCATGGGGTGGTTGAGTTCGACCGCGTCTTCGATCAGCAGCGCCTGCTTGAGCAGGCTGCGCACCACCGCGTTGCGCGCGGCGGCGGGCAGATGGTTGGGCGGCTCGGCAAGGCGGTCGTCGCGGGTGGCGGCCTTGTTGAGCAGGACTAGGGCGGTGTCGGAAAGCTTGGCCATCGGGGTGTCTCCCTCTCGCGCCCCTGACCACCAGGGGCTGCTACTGCCTGGAGCCCCGCCGGGCGGAACCCGGTCGGGGCGGTGGCGGCGGGCGGCGCGTCAGTCGGCGGTGTCGGCCTCGATCTCGGCCTGGATGGCGAAGCCAGTGAGGTAGGGGAGCCCGCGGGGGATGCCGGTTTCGTGGGCGGTGCGGGCGCTGATGCGCCAGCCCATCCACCGCGCGGTCGCGGCCTCGATCGCGTCGGCGATCACCTTGCCGGTGGCGAGTTCGTTGGCGACGTCGTCGGCGAAGTGGCGGCCATGCCGGCTATCGAGGAAGGCGGCGACCGTCTCGGCGGGAAGCTGCGTGGCGTCGCTGATGGTGTTGAGGGCGATGGGCCAACCGATCTCGGGGTCACCATGGTGGTTGATCGTGCCGTAGAAACCCCAGTCCTTGTTCTTGCTCTTGGGGGCGGTCGTGTTGTTGGCCATCTCTGCTGCTCCTGCCTGTCGGGGCCTGGTCCCCTGCGCGTGATGGACACTTCGCGCTGCGGCGGGGCAGAGCCAACTCAGAATGAGCGCAGAATGATTGCGTTGTTCAGCTGCGCTCGATCAGATCATGAGGCTGACCTCGGCCGGGCCTGAGCGCGCGCCGGGAAGGGGCCGTTCATGCCGGAGCTGACCCCATCGACGCGGGAACTGGCCCGCCGCATCGGCGTCACCGAGACCGCCCTGCGCAAGGCCGAAGCCAAGGGCCGCATCGACCGCGAGCGGGATGGTCAGTGGGATGTCGAGAAGACTCGTCGCCGCATGATCGAGACCGCCGACCCGGTTCGGTCGCCGCTGGCGGGTGCTGTGGGCGCGGGCACCACGCAGGCAGGGCTATCGGGTGATGCCACGCCCTACGCCAGGCTCCGTGTCGCCCAGCTGGCGCTCAAGGTCGAAGCCCAGCGCATGGCGCTGGATGAGGACAAGGGCCGGCTGCTGGACGCCGTGACGGCCAACGCCGCGATCGACGAGATTGCCGGCGCCATGCGCGACGCGCTGCTGAACTGGCCCGCCCGGGTGTCCGGCCTGATCGCCGCCGATCTCGGGGTGGAGCCGCACCTGGTGCAGACCGTGCTGCAGCAGCACATCACCGACCTGCTGACGGAGGCCGCCGATCGCTTCGATCCCCCAGGCCTCGGAAGCCGCGGTGCGGACCGCTGAGCATGTCCGCAGGCGCGCGGGCTCCATGCTGCGTCCACCGCCGCAGCTCACGGTCAGCCAATGGGCCGACCAGCATCGCGTGCTGAGCACCCGCGCTTCGTCGGAGCCTGGACCGTGGCGCACGTCGCGGACCCCGTATCTGCGGGACATCATGGATGCGCTCTCCGCGGTGCATCCCGCCCGGCGCGTGGTGTTCATGATGGGCGCGCAGGTCGGCGCTTCGGAGGGGGGCAATTGTTGGCTGGGCTACATCATGCACCACGTGCCAGCGCCGGTGCTGGCGGTACAGCCGACGGTGGAACTTGCCAAGCGGTTCAGCCGGCAGAGGATCGATCCCCTCCTGGAGGAGACACCCGCGCTGAGGGAGCGTGTGGCACCGGCGCGGGCCAGGGACAGCGGCAACACGATGCTGTCCAAGGAATTCCCTGGCGGCATCCTGGTGCTGACCGGCGCCAACTCGGCGGTGGGGCTGCGCTCGATGACGGCGCGGTTCCTGTTCCTCGACGAAGTCGATGCCTATCCCGGCGACGTCGAGGGCGAGGGCGATCCGATTGCCCTAGCGGAGGCGCGGGCTCGCACCTTTGGCTGGCGGCGCAAGGCGTATCTGGTCTCGACGCCGACCATCGCGGGACGCAGCCGCATCGAGCGGGAGTACCTTGCGAGCGACCAGCGGCGGTTCTTCGTGCCATGCCCGCACTGCCAGGCGATGCAATGGCTGCGCTTCGAGCGACTGATTTGGGAGAAAGGCAACCCGCCTTCGGTGGTCTACCACTGCGAGGTCTGTGACGCGGCGATTGGTGAGCACCAAAAGACAGCGATGCTCGCCGGAGGGGAATGGCGGGCGACGGCCACCTCGCAGGACCCGAACACGGTCGGGTTCCACATCTCGGCGCTCTACTCGCCGGTGGGTTGGCTGTCGTGGGAGCAGATTGCCCGGGACTGGGAGGCTGCGCAGGGCAAGGCAGAGGATCTGAAGACCTTCCGCAACACAGTGCTGGGCGAAACCTGGCAGGAGCATGGCGAGGCGCCTGATTGGGAGCGGCTGGTCGAACGACGCGAGGACTTCGCACTCGGGGTCGTGCCGCCCGGCGCTCTGGTGCTGACGGCCGGCGTCGACGTGCAGGACGACCGCATCGAGGTCGATGTGTGGGGGTGGGCCGAGGGATACACCTCCTGGCTGGTCGACCATGTCGTCATTCCCGGCAGTCCGCGGGAGCGGGCACCATGGGACGAGTTGGCGAAACTGCTGGCCAGGGACTGGCCGCGCGGCACGGCCGGCGCGATGCGCATCGCCAAGGTCTGCGTCGACACCGGCGGCCGGGACACGGCCTCGGTCTACGGCCACCTGCGGCACCTCCGGGATCCGCGCATTGCCCCGACCAAGGGCGTCGAGGGCTGGAACCGAGCGCAGCCGGTGCAGGGACCGACGCTGGTCGATGCCCTGGTCAATGGCCAGAAGCTGCGGCGCGGGTTGAAGCTGTGGACGGTGTCGGTCTCCACCTGGAAGGCAGACCTGTATCGCCGGCTCTGGCTGGGTCGCGGTGAGACAGAGGATTACCCGCAGGGCTGGGTGCATCTGCCACAGGCAATCGAGGTTGAGTGGGTGAAGCAGCTGGTCGCCGAGCAGTTGCGGACGACCAAGGACCGACGTGGCTTCGCCCGGCAGGAGTGGTCGAAGCTCAGGGAGCGGAACGAAGCACTGGACTGTGCCGTGCTGGCGCGTGCCGCGCTGTGGTTGCTGGGCGCCGATCGCTACGGCGAGCAGTTCTGGCAGCGGCTGCGCGAGGAACTGGCCGACGCACCGATTGCCACCACGGCCGCGCCCACTGGCATAGAGGCGCCAGCAACTCTGGACCCGGCACACCCTGCGCCGCCCCCATTTGCATCCAGCAGCACGCAGGCGATCCGTCCGCGGACATGGCTGGGGGCCCGCTCCGGCTGGCTGCGCTGAGGAGCACCATCATGAACCCTGAAGCCCTGACCTGGGCCATCGCCCAGCCCACCGGCAACCGTTGGCGCAGCCTTGCCGAAGCCTACACAGCCGGCACCATCCGCGTGACCTTCGAGGGTCGCACCGTCGAATACCGCTCGCTCGCTGAGATCGGCCAGGCGCTCGCCGCCGGCTACGCCGCCGAGAACCCGGCGCAGCGCCGCCCCTGCATCACCCTGGCCCGCTTCACCCGCGACGCCGGCTGACCGACTGGAGACCGACCGATGTCCGAGGACGACGTTGCGCAGAAGCTCGCCGTCCACGAGGCGGTGTGTGCCGAGCGCTGGAAGCAGGCCGAGGCACGCCTGAAGCGGATCGAGTTCGTGCTGATCGCGATCGTCTTCCTGCTGCTACTCGGCGAGGGCACGGTGCTCGAAGTCGTAAAGCGACTGGTGGCGAAGTAGATGCGGATGGTCGGAGAGCAAGAACCCGTCCGGCGCGCCAGCGCATCAGTCGGTCGGGGCAATCAGCTGCACGGTTGGAAAGTAGGTCCGATAGCGCCGCACATCGCGGGTCAGCAACGGCAATTGCGCCACAGCAGCATGCGCTCCAATGAAGAAATCCGGCAGCACCCCACTCCGAGTGCCGCCACTAGCGCGATATCGCTGGAACACCTTGCCCGCCAGGAACAGCGCCTCACGCGGCATTGCGGTCATCTCCACCTGCGCGGCCGCCAACACCGCGTCGACCTCCTCGACCCGCAGGAAGCCAACTGCGAGCTCGGCGTAGACAACGTCGTTGATCAGCACCGCCCCCCGGACGGCGGCCGCTTCCAGTTGGCGCTGCGACCAATCGACCCAGACCGTGTCGTTGGTGACCAGATCGAGCAGGATATTGGTGTCGACCAGCGTCACCTCAGTCGTCACCTCGGGTGAGCGCCATGATCTCGTCGGTCGTCAAGCCGGCGGTGGCACTGCCCCGCAACTTGGCAAAGCGGCTGGGCGGCGTGGAACTGCGACCTGTCGTGTCGGCCTTGCGCAGCACAACACGCCCGTCAGCTTCCATCTCGAAGGTCACGCTGGTGCCTGGCGTGATGCCGAGCAGATCTCGGACTTCCTTGGGGATGGTGACCTGACCCTTGGTCGTGACCGTGGTCGCCATGGCGCGCTCCGGTAATACCGTGTGTGACGAGAGGTCTTACCTATGCCATCTGGAAGCCAGATTCCAGTGGCTCATGGTCGTGACAAGGTCGGGGGCAGCATGCTCAACAGACTCGGCCTGGCTTGGCGCGCTCTTCGCGGCTATGCCGCGGCCCAGGACGCACGCGCCTCGACCTGGGCGGCTTCCGGTGGCAGCGCCAACAGTGAGGTGGCGAGTGCGTCGAGCACCATCACGCGCCGCGCCCGCGATGCCGTCCGCAATGACCCCTATGCTGCCCGCATCATTGACCTGTGGACGGGCAATGCCGTCGGCGCCGGCATCACTACCCGCTGGCCGGACAAGAAACACGCCGACGCCTGGCGCCGCTGGGCCGAGAGCACCGCCTGCGACGCTGAGGGGCGGCTCGACCTCTACGGGCTCCAGGCGCTGGTGATGCGCTCGGTGGTGGAAAGCGGCGAATGCCTGGTACGTCTGCTCGTTACCGAACCGACCTCCACCAATCCGATCGGCCTGCGGTTACAGGTGCTGGAAAGCGACCACCTCGACGCCAGCCGCACCGGCACGATCGGGGGCGCCATCACCGTGCAAGGCATCACGCTCGATGCTTCCGGCGCGCCGGCGGCATATTGGCTGTTCCCGCAGCATCCAGGGGCCAACTGGCATCTGACAGGGACGAGCCAGAGCAGCGTGGCTGTCGCCGCCACGGAGGTGCTGCACATCTATCGCAAGCGCCGGCCGGGCCAATTGCGTGACGTCTCCTGGCTGGCGCCGATCCTGCTGCGGCTCCGCGATCTCGGTGACTACGAGGCAGCCCTGCTGATGAAGGCCAAGATCGAGGCGTGCCTGGCAGCGGTCGTCACGGAGGAAGGCGAAGAGGTGCTGACGGGCGCCGCCGCCGGTCTGCTGCGGGATGCCCATGGCCGTCCTGTCGAAGCCTTCGAGCCCGGCATGATCCTGTATCGTCGCGGGACCGGCTCAGTGGAGGTTGTCAATCCATCGGGCGGTGGCAGCCACACCGCATTCGCGCGGCGGGCACTGGAAGCGGCGTCCGTCGGTGCCGGTTTGACCCATGACCAGGTGTCCGGCGATCTAACCGCCGCCAACTACTCCAGCCTGCGGGCCGGCAAGATCGAGTTCCGCAGGCTCTGCGAGCAGGTGCAATACGGCATGCTGATCCCGATGCTGGTGCGGCCCATCGCGGACCGTTTCCACCAGCAGGGCGCGCTGCTCGGCATGTGGGGCGCCGACATGCCCTCTGATGTGGCGCACGTCCCGCCGGCGCACGAGATGATCGACCCGCTGAAGGACACCACGGCGCTGATTGCCCAGGTGCGGGCTGGCTTTGTGCCGCAGCCTGAAGCGGTGGGATCGTTCGGCTACGACTTCCGCCAGGCGGTGGAGATGATCCGCACCGCCAACGCGCTGCTCGACGATGCCGGCATCTCGCTCGACAGTGATCCCCGTCGCGTCGCCAAGTCGGGATCGGCGCAGGATGCGGCCCAGATGGCTGCGATCGAGATTGCCGCGACGGGTGCGGCGATGCCGCCGCGAGCTGAACAGGCCACGACACCCCAATAGGGCTGACACCATGACCCAACCCATTGATCCGGGCGGGAGCGATCCCGCGCCGGCAACGACGCATGTCGATCGACTTCCCGCGGGTGCGGCTGAAGTGGCGCCGCAGGAGCGGTCGATCACCGCGGCGCGCGCTGTTGCGGCGCCCGCCACCGTCAACCGCGCCGCGCGCACCGTCGAAGTCGTGTGGTCCACCGGCGCCCGTGCCCGCAACTTCGTCCCGCCCCTCGGCCTCATTACCGAGGAACTCGACATGTCGCCGAACGCGGTGCGCATGCAGGGGCTGCGCGACGGCGGTGCACCAGTCCTCAACACTCACCGCAGCGGCGACGCACGCGATGTGGTGGGACGGGTGATCGCCGCCCGCCTCGAAGCTGGCCGCGGCATCGCGACGCTGCAGTTTTCGTCCGCCGCCGATGTCGAGCCGCTGTGGCAGCGCATCGCCGACGGCACCCTGCGCAGTGTCAGTGTCGGCTACCGCGTGCACCGCTACGAGCCGGTCCCCGACCCCATCGCCGGTACCGTCCATCGCGCCGTCGATTGGGAGCCCTACGAGATCTCCGTCGTCCCGCTGCCGGTCGATCCGGCCGCCGCCGTTCGCGGTGCGAGCGATACCCCGCCCATGCCGGCGGTCGAGCCGGTCATCCCCGATCCCATCCCCACCCAGGAGCCCACCATGCCGGACCCGGCAGACCCCACCGCCACCAGCGCCGCCACGAGCCAGGCGGCCACCACCTTGACCACCGCCCCCACCCCGGCATCCACACCGGTGGTGACGCCGCCCGCGGCACCGGACCTCGATGCCATTCGCGCCGAGGCCGATCGTGCCGCCACGGAGCGCATCGCAAGCTACGATCCGGTCCTCGCCGCCGCACGCGGCCTGCTGCCCGACGACCAGATCGACGCCCAGCGCCAGGCCGCCGTCCGTGAGCGGGTCTCGGCCGACGTGCTGCGCGGCCGGCTGTGGGACGCCTTCGCCCAGCGCGGCCGCGCCGCGGCACCGACGCTGCCCGCGAACCCGGCCGCTGGCCCCGCCTCTCAGGACCCGGAGGTCATCCGCGATGCCATGGCCGAGGCGCTGGCCGTGCGGGCGATGCCTGGCTACCAGGCCTCTGGTGGTGCCGCTGGCCGCCACGCCGAGTTCCTGGGCTGGCGGCCCTCCGAGATGGTCGCCGAACTGATGCGTGCCCGCGGCGAGCGAAACATCCCGCGCGACACCGCCAAGCTGGCCGAGCGTGCCTTCCAGACCACGAGCGACTTCCCTCTGCTGCTCTCGGCGGCGGCCAACAAGATGCTGCTCGCGGCATATGCGCCCGCCAACCCGACCTACCGGCAGATCTTCCTCCGGCGCGACTTCCGCGACTTCAAGCCCCACCGCCACCTGCGCGTCGGCGACTTCCCCAACCTGGTGCCGCTGTCCGAGAGCGGCGAGATCCAGGCCGGCACCATGTCCGAGAGCCAGGAGCTGGTGACGCTCACCACTTTCGCCCGGCGCATCCGTGTCACCCGGCCAATGCTGGTGAACGACGACCTGGGCGCCTTCACCGATTTCGCTGCCATGATCGGCCGCCGCGTGGCGGACTTCGAGAACGTCACCGCCTATGGCCTGCTCAATGGCGCCAATGGCGATGGACCGACGCTGACCACCGGGGCCACGGCCGTCTTTGCGACCGGCGTTGTCCGGGCCAACAAGGCGTCGTCCGGTACCGCGCTGGATCTCACCAACCTGGCCGCCGGCCGGGCGGCGGTGATGAAGCAGAAGACGCTGGATGGGCTCCCGATCTCGGTCGGCTCCAGCATGACCTTGGTGGTAGGCCCGAACCAAGAACTGGCGGCCCGGCAGCTGACGGTCTCGGTGCAGGCCACCCAGACCAGCAACGCCAACGTCTTCTCCGGCTTCATCCAGCCACTGGTCGAGCCGCTGATCCCGACCAACCGCTGGTATCTGTTCTCCGA